TTTCTTAGTAGTTACTGGCTTAGGTGTTGATGGTGCTACCTGCCCGATCTTGATCAGGAAGGCTTCTTGCTCTTTTTCCCACTCGGACATTTTAGCTCCAACTCGTTAGGACTGAGATATTGATATTGCAGGTTAGTAGATCACCAGAGACGGCACTCAGGACAGCCGGAGCCGATACCTGGGTGACGTTGTAGGTGTAGGAAGATGCAGCGAGCAGGTTAAAAACCCGGACGATGTTATCTTCCATTCCGTTCAGGTTGCCTTCATTATCAAGCAAGGGAACCATCACAGAAATAACGAAGTTAGCCATTGGCGAAATCGACGCATGCCAGCCGTTAGACGGTGAGATGTAGGGATCTGCTGGCGCGACTATGACGCTGTTAGCAATAGGGGTCGCAGGTGGGAAGCTGAATACTGAATACTTTGTGTTATCTGTAAGAGCTGCTGCGATACCTGCGCGGAGTGTTGAGATGGCGGCCATTAGCCCACCATCGATCTCGGATCAAGATACGGCGCGATAAGGCCACGGACGCGAGCAAGTAAAGTGTTGCCCATGCGGTAGGGACTTGGCTGATAGCCATCGATTGTCACGCCGCCAGATGATGGCGCTTGGCGAGATTGCCAGATATCAATCGAGATCATAAGTGCGGCTTCTTGAATCGCTGGCACTGTTGAAGGGTCGAGATAAGTATCTGCGGCGAGTAGGCCGTAAGGATTGATAGGATGGCGCGGTGTTACGGCGTTATTGTTGCCTGTGATCGCGTAAGTGATGGATCGAGTGTCGCGTCCTGTGATGGTCTTCGATCCGTTGTGCTTAGATCCAGCGCCTGTGATGTTTACAGTTTGGCCAACATAAAGGACATCGACGATTGAATCTGCAAAATATGAAGTGCCTGTGTTGGCTGTGTTGCTGTGCCCAATAATCGAAAGAGTGTTCGCCCAAATGAAAGGGAGAAGGACATTATCCGCAGCGTCACAAACTTGCTGCAAGACTGCATCAGCGTAGAGGGTGCCGACGCCTAGGGCGGTGCGGAGCTCTGCAACTGTTGTTAATGCCATGCTCTGATCCTTTCTAAAGACTGGCGGCGGAGAAGGGCACTCCGCCGCCAGCGACTTAGTGTGGCTTACGCCTTGTTATTCTTAAATGCGCCTGCGCCGACCTTTGTAGCGATTGCTCCGAAGCCGTAGTAGCCGATTGTAACCTGACCTGCTGCTGTTGATTCAGCGCGTAGGCGGTATGTTGGTGACTCGTACCATGTGTACGCGTCTGGGTTTACGACGAGGATTGTTCCATCGCCATCGCCTGCGTTTGTAGGATCGACGTAGAGGTTAAGACCTGCAACGTTACCTGTGAGTGATGTAGGTGCTACTGCTCCGCCTGCGTTCATTGGCTGAGATGCTGTGTAGATTGGACGTCCTGCATCGTTGAGTGACATGATGTTTGACCATTGTCCGGTGCTTACGACCATGTTACGAGCGAATGGGTTAGGTAGGCCTGCTGTTGCGCCATATACAGATGCTGATCCGCGAGCAACGATACCGAGAAGCTCTGCAGCTGTTGGGTATGTGACTGTTGTGGTTGCATCTGCTGTTGCGCCTGCGATAAGTGCAGCGTTTACTGCTGCGTTTGTTGTCTTTGCGTAAGCTGCTGCCATGTTGCGGACGAGCTCATCAAAGAATGCTGGAGATGTACGATCTAGCAATTCAACAGAGAATGTCTGCTGTCCTGCGTACTTCTTAACAGATACTGAGAGGAATGCTGCATTCTGATCTGTGTCAGAGAATGCTGCGTCTTCTGCTGTTTCTGCAACTGTTGGCATCTGTGTGATCTTTGGGATCTCGAAAGTCATGCCTGCATCTGGAAGAACTCCGCGTGAGATCGCATCGATCGATGGGCGGATAGTTGTACCAAGTGGGTTAATGATCTCTGAGAGCTGACGTGTTGGCACGAGACCAGCGTTGTCAGTTGTGTTATCTGCTGCTGCGATCCATTGACGAGCTGAGTCGTCTCCGAGTGCTGCGCGGATTGTGTTCTCTGCGTACTTTGCAGCTGTTAGTTCAATGCGTGGCTTTGTGTAAGCCATTGCTGTTACAGCAGGGCGAGCAGCTTCAACTGCGGCAGCCTCAACTGTAGGTGTTGCTTCGACTGCTGAAGTGGTGTCTTCCACGGTGGCTGTCTCGCTTTCTGTTGGTAGGGTTTCTTCCACGGCTTCATCTTCAGATGCCGCGATATCGGTTACGGCTGCAGACTTAAAGGCTGCTGCCTGAACCAAACTTACTTCGAGCAGGTCAGCGCTCGACACGTACAGCACGCCATTCTTTGGCTTTGCTGCGTTAACCATAACTCCGACTGAGAGACCAGTCCGGAGTTCTTCGCTGGCTTCGATAAGGGCATCGGTGCCGCGTGATGATTTAGAAATCTTAAACGATGCGTAGATACCGTCCTCGGTTTCATTGAAGAATTGAGCGCGGCCGATCGGCTGCTTTGGATCGTGCTCCAGTAGGAGCTTGACTTTAGATGAGTCGGCGATATTGATCGCGCCACGCTCAAAGACTACGGCGCCAGCGGATGTGTTACCGACCTCGCCATTAAAGGGGACGATCTTGCCAGAGATAGTGCGCTCTGACGCGTCTGCTGTGAGTTCTGCTGAGAATGTGAGCATCTCTTTCATTGCATGCCTTCGCTTCCGTTAGGTGTTAGATCAGTCATCTCCATCGCTTGCTCCTGTGTAATCAGCTGGAGATCGAGAAGTTCGCGGATGATTGAAAGCTCTTTGAGTGGATCTGTGCGTAGGTAATTGCTATCAAGATCGAACTTAACAACATTGCCGCGAGCTGTGATGTCATCCATTGAGAGACGATCCTCGATGGCAGAAACGAAAGGCTGCAAGGATAGTGTTAGAAACTGAAGCCTTTCGTCTTGAACGTTGGCATAGGTCATTGTCGTGTTCTGATCTGCGGAGACGTAATAAGGTGGGACGTTGCAAAGGCGAGCAATCTCAGTTGCTAGATTCTGAATCGCCTCGTTGTACATCATGTCCTTAGGGCTAAATCCTACGGTCTCGTAATTTAGAGTAGAAGTAAGATAAGCGGTAGAGCGATTCTGACGGGCATTCTTGAACGCTGCAAGTAATCCCTGAACTTCTGCAGGCGGTAGATCCGCGCCTGTGTTCTTTAGGTAGCCAGTAGGCATTGGAGTCGCTGCTGCAATTACTGATGCCTTCTGGATGTCCAGAGCTGCGCGGATTGTAGAGGTTCCTGTGTTGAGGATGCCATCGCTTAATGATTGGAAGGTGATGAGAGATCCGAGGCCGTCCATTGGGACAGTTGTGCCATCGATGGCGTAAGACTTAACGTACACATTGTCACGGTCTAGCGTTGCGGTTACGCGACTGTTAGCGATCCACTCAAAACGAGATGGGCGACCATCTTCCTGGTATGTCTCGACGACTTGCCAGAATGCTTGGCCGTAGAATAGAAGTGAATCAACTGTGTATGCAATAGTGACAGAACGAGGCTGTGAATATGAAGGTTGATCGAGCCAGAGAGGCTTGCCTAATTCTTCGCCTGTGGATTTCTTGTAAAGTTCGAGAGGGATCGTGCCGATAGTGCCAGCGAGTAGGTTACGGCATCGAGCTAGGGCTGGAACTCCCATTGCCTCGGTACGTCCAACATAGGCGAATTGAAACGGCATCGCATAAGGCGAATACTCACCCAAGACCTGCGGTGCGTATTGCGCTTCGATATCAGACTTTGATGCTGCACCTGTGAGGCGCGAAAGGATACCCATAGAAGGCAATTATACACTAACTTGTATAAATAGCTGCGATCTGTTGAGGTTTCATTAGCATCGAAACAACCATAGCCAGGGAGATCGGCGCGGATACATCGCCTGCACTCTTACGTTTAACAATTCGCCAAGAACTGTCGTTAGTCTTTGCCGCGCAGTTATTCATCTGTTTGATTAATTCTTCTTGGCCGTTATGGACTACTCGACCATTAACCAGACCATCAAGGAGATCAGAGCAAGCCTGATAGAACTGCTGCCCTGACACGTCTTGCGTTATCTGTCCAGCATTGGCCAATCTTTCAGCGATCGATTGCGTCGTGTACTTGTCAAAGGTGATCATCTTGGGACGATATTGATCGGCCCACGCCTTGATGTCTGCCGCTATTCTGAGGTCATCGACTGAGACTTGAGACTCCCACGTCTGGAGAATCCCGACACCGATTCTTCCGTCACCCATAATCTGACCAGCAACGAGGCTTGCATTGCGGCGAGATGGAGATACATCAAACCCAAACACCGTATAGCCACCGACCGGAATCTGGAGCGTGGCATCGCTGGTCGCCTCAAGTACGCCGTGAGGCCACGGACTTTGCAGAGAATCAATCCATTGACATAGAAGCTCTGTTCTAGTGTCTTCAATTTTATTAGTTGCAACAGCTTCTTCAAGTGACTCCTCGGTTATCGTGTGGCCTAGTGCAGGATTGGCGAATGCCCATCCATTGCGGTCTGTGATCTTGCAATACTGTGGGGCTGAGTATTCATAGAATCCAAAAGATTTAGGCGGTGCAGAGAGGGCTCTCTCTCGAAGATTATTGAGAGTTTCTGAGAAGGCATCGCCAGCATTGCTACTCAGAAAGGTCTGAGAGTTAGGTCGTGCGCGAGTGGTTGGAATTGCCGCGGTGTAGCCGTCTTTACTGATCTCTCGAACTTCATCGATCCATAAGAAGTCGGCTGTGCGTCCACGGGATGAGTCTCTGGTATCTGATACGAGGTCAAGGGTTGCCCCGTTAAGGAGTTCAATGCGCTCTCCGCCGTTGGCATAGCGGATCGCCTTAGTCCCTGCCTTTAAGTGTGGCGCGTTCTCGATGATCCATGCAATCTCTCGAAAGGTCATCAGGGCTGTCGCTCGGTTAGAGCTCATGATCAGATGCTTATTCTCGCCACCATAGAACAGGCCCCAGATGACTCTCATGCGGCCTAAATGCGACTTGCCATTCTGGCGTGCTACTAATAGCAGGGATGTCTTCCGAATGTAGTTCCCCTTAGCGTCAATCTTCATCATGTCATCGAGGACCCACTTCTGCCACGGCATTAAAGGCATGCCTAAGTCTTCGGCCATCTTGGCAACCTCATCGGCTCTGGTTTTGCCCTTGAGAAGTGGACTGTGAAGCCTTGCTTTGATTGCCCCTCGTAGCGGCTGCTTACGAGCTGCCACTAGTCAGAACCGTCTGTGACTGGTCGGGCTGTAAAGGGTGAGTCCGGCATCGTTCTGGACTGCATCGGGTACATATTGCCAAT